ATGAGCAGGGCGCAGAACAAATTGTCTGCGGTCGGGGTGAAAACCGCGCCGCCGGGTAAATACTCTGACGGCGGCGGTTTGTGGCTTCATAAGCGCCCAGACGGCGGAGCGCAGTGGGTGCTCCGATTCACAATACATGGCAGGCGGCGCGAAATGGGGCTAGGTCCTGTGGGGGAAGTATCTCTCAAAGAGGTCAGAGAGGCGGCTGAGCGTTGGCGCGGCGTGGTACGATCCGGCAAGGATCCAATCAAAGAGCGCGAGCGGACAAAACGTGAAGCCGCCAGGAATATTCACCTGCTGAAAGATATAGCTGAGGACGCTTTTGAGGCCCGCAAGGCTGAACTCAAAGGGGATGGCAAAGCCGGCCGGTGGTATACGCCCCTAGAACACCATGTCCTTCCTAAGCTCGGGAAGCTGCCTGTTTCCGACATTGATCAGAAGGATATTCGCGACACGTTAGCGCCGATTTGGCACGACAAAGCCGACACCGCTAGGAAGGCACTGAACCGGCTCGCGATCTGCCTCCGCCATGCGGCCGCCCTCGGCCTGGATGTTGATTTGCAGGCTGCCGAGAAGGCGCGAGCCTTGCTTGGTAAACAGCGCCACATCGCGGGGAACATACCCGCGATGCCTTGGCAGAATGTGCCAGCCTTCTATGCAGGCTTGGACAGCGGCAGCGTCACGCACCTCGCGCTCAAGCTCCTTATTCTTACAGGGGTGCGTTCAGCGCCACTGCGGCATATCCATGAGGACCAGATTGATGGTGAGGTTTGGACGATCCCAGCCGAAGCGATGAAGGGACGTAAGGATGCAACATCGGCCTTTCGTGTGCCGTTATCCGATGAGGCCATGCGCATCATCCAGCAGGCACGACGGCATGCGCGTGGGGGCTTCCTTTTCCCGAGCGTCAAGAAGGGCGTTATCTCTGACATGACGATGTCGAGATACATGGAGAGAGCTAAGCTGAAGGCGCGGCCGCATGGCTTTCGTTCCAGTCTGCGCGACTGGATCGCCGAGACGACATCAACAAGTTACGAAGTCGCCGAAACTATGCTGGGGCATACCGTCGGCGGTGCCATCGAGCGAGCCTATAGACGCACGGACTTTCTTGAGCAACGCCGTGCTTTGATATCTGAGTGGACGAGGTTTGTGACCGGGTTAGAGCCAGCAGAGGGGTTAAATCAGTAAGATGTTTTCACCTGTCGGTTATGTGCCTCTGGCGGAATTAAGGAACCGAATTCCGGAAGACGTGATCAAAGCTTACATTGATGATATCAAGGAAATGGCGTCAGACATTGACGGTCGAATGCCAGCAACTTCTTCGCCGTTCTTACTTCAAACTACGCTTGCTGATTTTCTAGAAATACTTTTTCTAAAATCGGTTTGCGAGAATACGTTTATCGCAAGTCCATCTGGAATTGTGCAAAAGTTCTTTCTAAAGAAATTTTTTGACGTGCACGCATACGCAGGGTTCTGGATGGAAAACATTGAGGGGCTGGATGCAGAATTGCCCCCCCATTTTGTTGAAGCTTATGAATTAAAATCTAAGCGGATTGATGAGGCCACCGCGAAATACCGCCCAGAGCTTCGGGTTTTTGAAACCGAATTTGGCCTCCTAAACTACTACAGGAGACTACCTTTATTTCACGAACGGATGGCGTTCACTGTGAGCTTGGAGGTGTTTGACTGGGTGAGTCAGAATTCCCCCCTGTTGGCGGGATCCCTTATACACGCCGCCCGCATCTTCCGTCCTTTCGAAGGGTGGGCCATGTGCGTATCCGAGGAATATGCGCAAACCGAGTGGAAGAACTTTATGCAGGCTGATCGCATGGGATTGGTCATTTCAACCGTATTGCAGGACAACGATAGAAATGGCGGCAGAGGGAGGCCGCCGACTGCGAAGATATCAGCCCTATCGGCATATCGAGAATTGTACCCAGGGGGCCATGCCAACCTTACTTGGAAAGATGTGTTGAGGGCGATCCAAACTAAGACCGGAATCACCGTTTCACGCGACACCTTAAAGCGAGCGTTGGCCAGCGACGCATAATACCCTGCTTTTGTTACGCATAACCCTAAGCAAAAGCAGCGCAAAAGCCCTTCCAGCATTCTGCTAGTTCTGCGTATGTTCCAATTGTTCCGAGTAGATCGGAAGATCAGCCAGTATCAATCGAATACGAGGCTGAACAATGGAAATCACCGACCCTCTATTGAATGCTCGGGAAGGTGCGTCGGTTCTCCAGGTAAGCGTACCGACCTTTTGGAGACGCGTAGCCGACGGCACTGTACCCAAACCTGTCAAGATCGGCGCACTGTCGCGCTGGCCCCGATCCGAGATTATCGCAGTCATTGAAAAGGCGAAAGCCATCCGTGCCGAGATCGCGGCATGATAGAACTGCGCCATATCCCAATCGAGAATATCCGCCGTCGACCTGATGCACGCTGCAGGACCGACGAGGCTTTGCTCAGCTTAGCCGAAAGCATCAATAAGATCGGGCTGATAAGTCCGCTCAGGGTTCGCTCGTTCGACGACGGCTACGAGGTAACCGCTGGATCGCACCGCCTCCAAGCTCTGGACTCGCTCGGGTGGAGAGAAGTTCCTTGTCTGATCGTCAACGAGAACGACACTGCCGCTGAAATGGCGATGATCGCCGAAAACGTTCATCGCGCCGAGCTTTCGAAGCTGGAGCGCGATGAGCAGATCGCTCGATGGATCGAACTCTCCACTGAGCAATCCGCCGACGCATTCGTCGCGTCAATGCCGACCGCTGACGAGGAGGCAATTTCGGTGCAAGTCGCACCGAAACTCGGCAGGCCGGAGAGCGGCATCAACAGAGCCTCTCGTGATCTTGGCATCGAGAGCACCGATGCGAAGCGCGCCGTGAAGGTCGCTAGCCTGTCCGAGGAGGCGAAAGCTGTCGCCCGGCAGTCTGGCCTTGATGACAATCGCTCCGCGCTGCTTGCCGCCGCAAAGCACTCCACACCCGAAGCTCAGGTTAGAGCCCTCGAAGAGCGTAAGGGTGGGGTTGCCGGCCGGTATCAGCACGAGGCGGCCCCGGATCCCGTCAGATCCGCCGAGCGGTTCATCGCTCTTGCCGATCAGATCGAGAGCGTCCCTGTAGGCGACCTGGTCGCATCGGGACGACTTCGCGCAACGGTTGGCCAGCGCGCCGAAGGCTTGGCTATCCGCATGGACGAGATCAAGGAGCTTCTCGACCGATGAGCAGCTCCGCGATCAAATGGGCGCGCTCTCAGAACTTTGGAAGCGCTGCCTTGAAGGCAGTCGTAAACGTCCTCGCCTCCCGCGCTGACAACAATGGCGCAACCTGGGCGGCTCAGTCGACTTTGGCGCAAGACATCGGCATGACCGACCGCAACCTGCGCACCCACCTGAAGACGTTGGAAGCGCTTGGCGTGATTCACCGCCAACGTCGCAGCAAGGGGCGGTATGGGCGCACGTCCGACTTGGTCGCCATTGCCATGCATCGGCGGTTCGACATCACCGCAAAGGATCTTCAGGCGACCCGCAAAAGGCTGTCGGAAGAAAGTTCCAACCGGAAGAAATCGACACTTCCAACCGGAAGACGTGTTCCGGGGAATAGTAAGAGAACAACATACGGTATTATCCAAGGGCGGGACCTCTCAGGATTAAGCTCAGACAACGCTAACGGTAAGCGGCCGGCGCTTGCTGTCGTGAACGGCTACCCCTTCCCTGGCTTTGGGGAGGACGAGCTTTGAAGTTCACCCTCAACCCGCACCAAGACCTCGCGATCGATCTGCTACGGCGTTCGCTTGCAACCGGTCACAAGCGCCCCATGCTCCAGGCTCCCACTGGCGCGGGCAAAACCATCATCGGCGCGGCCATCGTCGAAGGTGCGCTCGCCAAGGGCAATCCGGTGCTGTTCGTGGTGCCGGCGCTGTCGCTCGTCGACCAGACGGTTATGCGCTTCGCCGAACAGGGCATCCACAGTGTCGGCGTCATGCAGTCGCAGCACCCGGCCACCGATGCCGATCAGCCGGTGCAGGTGGCGACAGTGCAAACCCTGATGCACCGAACGCTCCCCCGAGCCGGGATTGTGCTGGTCGATGAGGCGCACCGCTGGTTCGAGTTCTACGGCAAATGGATGGCCCGCGACGAATGGAGCAGGGTGCCCTTCGTCGGGCTGTCAGCCACGCCGTGGACCAAGGGGCTGGGCAAGCACTACGACGACTTGCTCATCCCCACCACGACCAAGCAGCTGATCGCCGAAGGCAAGCTCTCGCCGTTCAAGGTCTTCGCGCCGTCGCATCCCGACCTTTCCAAGGTTCGCACGGTCGCGGGCGACTACCACGAGGGCGAGCTGTCCGAAGCTATGAGCCAGCCGCTACTGATCGCGGATGCCGTCGGAACCTGGCTGAAGCTTGGTGAAAACCGCCCTACCCTGTGCTTCGGTGTTGATCGTGCCCATGCTCGCAAGCTTGCGGACCAGTTCGAGGCCGCGGGCGTTCCGACCGGCTATGTCGACATGGACACGCCAAACGATGAGCGCCAGCGCATTGGCGAGCGTCTGCGCAATGGGCAGATCAAGGTCGTTTGCAACGTCTTTACGCTCACGACTGGCGTCGATTGGGACGTCCGATGCATCATTCTGGCCCGCCCGACCAAGTCGGAAATGCTCTTCACCCAGATCATCGGGCGCGGTCTGCGCACCGCCGACGGTAAGGCTGACTGCCTGATCCTCGACCACTCCGACACAACGCTCCGCCTCGGCTTCGTCGACGACATCCACCACGAGCACCTTGATGGCGGGAAGTACCAGAAGAGCGTGGCCACCAAGCGCGAACGGCAGATGTCGTTGCCGAAGGAATGCACATCCTGCTCGTACCTCAAGCCAGCCGGGGTTCGGAAATGTCCATCCTGCGGTTTTGAGCCGACGCGACAGTCAAGCATCGAGGAGCGCCAAGGCGAACTGGTGGCTCTCTCCGGCAAGCGCAAGGAAAAGGGCGATGTGTCGCCTCACTCCAAGCAAGAGGTCTGGTCGATGTTGCTGTGGTATCAGGAGCAGCACGGCAAGAGTTTGAAATTTGCCAAGGCGAACTACTTCGACCGCTACGGCACATGGCCCAACGGGCTGCATAGCCGACAGATTGCGCCCGATGCCGCTTTCCTGAACTGGCTGAAGTCCAAGCAGATTGCATGGGCAAAGGGCAAGGAAAAGCGGGAGCGAATGCAGCGTGAGGCCGGCCATGCAGCGTGAACCTATCTGGGATCGTGCGCGCGGTCGGTGGCCCGGCATCCTGACCGCTATCGGAGTGCCAGCGAAGGCGTTGCGCAACAAGCATGGCCCCTGCCCGATCTGCGGCGGCAAGGACCGATTCCGCTTCGACGACAAGGGCGGCAACGGCACCTTCATCTGTTCGCAGTGTGGCGCGGGCAATGGCGTCAAGCTCGTCCAAATGCTCAAGGGCGATTGCGACTTCAAGACCGCCGCGCAGGAGATCGAGAAGCACATAGGCTCGGCAGCAGTGATGTCGACCGAAAAGGGGCAGCGCCAGGACGATCAGAAGCGCCGGGACGATATGTCAGCTCTCTGGAAACGGGCGAGCGCAATCACCCTGGATGACGCGGCTGGGCGCTATCTCAACGCGCGGCTCGGTCTCACGGCCTTCCCGGCAAATCTCCGGCAGGTTGCCGATGAAAGGTACGTCGAGGACGGCGCGCGGCCGACATGGCATCCGGCGATGATTGCCCGCGTCGATCCTTCCGACGAAGCTCGAGTTGCAGGTGAGCGCGCAGCGATCCATCGCACCTACCTGAACGCCGAGGGCGACAAGGCTGACGTCGGATCCCCGCGCAAGATGATGGGCGCCATGCCAACCGGTGCGGCTGTCAGGCTGATGCCACATGAAAACATCCTCGGCATTGCCGAAGGCATCGAGACCGCGCTCTCGGCGTCCATCATGTTCGGCGTTCCTGTCTGGGCCGCGCTGACCGCTGACCTCCTTCAGGCGTGGGAGCCCCCGGCTGGCGTCGAGACCGTCATGGTGTTCGGCGACAACGACCATAGCTTGACCGGACAGGCCGCGGCCTTCTCGCTGGGCCGGCGCCTCAAGGCCAAGCGACTGACAGTCATGGTCGAGCTTCCGCAGCGGATGGGTTCGGACTGGAACGACGTGCTGCAGCAGAGGCGCGCAGCATGAGCCAACGCCTCACCCATGCAGAGATGGCCAACGAGATCGGCAAGATGCTGTGGTCGAAGCAGACGTGGCTCGACGACTTTTCGAGCGGCGCGCGTCGGCGCCCACCCCATGAGATCGAGATGAAAACCCGCGAACTGGCAGTGCTCCGGCAGGCAACCGAAGACTATCAGCGGGCGGCAGAAAGGAATTCCGCATGAAGTGGTACGTCGTTCGCGCTCGGCCTTCGCTCGAATTGAAGGCAGCGGAGGAAATCGCCGGCCTCGGCCAAGTCGCCTATGTGTCCCGCTACCGGAAGGAATATCAGCACGCCCGGAACAAGAAATGGGCGGTCAGGTACTACTCCTTGATGCCAGGCTATCTGTTCGTGCTGGCGTCGGACCACTGGCCGCGCGTGCTGGGCCTCGACAGTGTCGACAGCATATTGCGCGGCCATAATGGGGAGCCTGCGCCGATCCCAGACGAGACAGTTCAGGCAATGAGGAAAAGGCAGGACGCGGGCGAGTATGACGAATTGCGCGTGCATGGTCGCCTCGATGCCGGGACATCGGTCAAGGTCATCACTGGCGCGCTCGCTGGCTTTCACGGTCCTGTCGCTACATCGACCGACGAGCACGTGATCATGATGTTGCAGATGTTCGGTCGGGAAGTGGCCGCGAAGGTGCCCCTTGCAATCCTTGGGCAGGCAGGTTAATTTCGGGGCCGTAATGATTTGGCGATTTGCTCGCCTGTGCGGGGCCTGAGAGTCACACGCCGGAGCAATGCGGGGCAAAATCGCCGCCCCGCCACAGGGGAAATGCACCCTCTTTCAAGTCGCCAAGAAAATCGGAACAAAGCAAGCAGCATGGGTGTTGTTCCGGGGCGGCATATGTCGCCGCTCTAGGAGGCAAAGATGCCGAAAATCATCCCCACCAACAAGGCCCGACAAGGCAATCGAGGATGGCAGGTTTTGCTGGTCCTTGTAGGAGCGCTGATCCTTGCCGCAATAGTCTGGGGTGGTGTCGAGCTATACGGCGAAAGTATCGACCAGGACGCTACCCAGCAGGGCGAACTGGCCGACTAGCCTAGGCCGCATGCAGCGTCGGGATGTTGCTCACGTCAACCTCGCGCTCGACATGCCAGGCATCATAAGCAGCCTGCATCCTGAGCCAGACAGCGGCACCACCAAACATCTTGCCGAGGCGAGCAGCTACAGCAGGGGACGACACCGGCTTCTTCTCGCGAATGATGTCGTAGAGCTGCTGGCGGGAGATCCCGAGCAGTTCCGCAATCTCCACCTTCGTCTTCCCGGTTGCCAGGATGATGTCTTCCAGCAAGGCCCCAGGGTGGGAGGGGCAACGCTCGGTCGGCCTCGTCGGCGCGTGTACGCTCATCGCGGACTTCTCCAATCTACCTGCCGACAGCCTTGTCGAGTGACCCCGTGGTCAAGCTTGTCCCCAAGACCGCAACCCGGTCCGAAGGCTGCATCAAGACCCTTGAAAACATGCTGACGCTTGCACGTGATGGCTTGCTGATCGGCGCGACGGAACGGTTGAAATTCCGCCTGCTCGATCATCAGGACGGCAATGTCTGATCTGACTGCCCCATCATTTATCAGCTACTTCTTGGGTAACTTTCTCAATCGGACCGGGGTCTCGCGCCCGATCCATGAATCCGATCATGAACATCGCTATCACCGCCAAACCCACGGCAACCAGCGTCACGTACATGCCCGCATTGTTGTTCATCTGACCATCTCCTCTGAGACGACCGGAATCAACGCTGACCCCACTACGCGGTTCCGAAACGCCCGTCGAGGCAGGTAGAGCACCGGTAGCTTTCGAACCCCCTGCAAGCATAATGCGAGACACCATGTGAGGTGTGCATGTTCACACCCCACGTGGTGCACCTAGGTTAATCCATGATGTGGACCACCTTGTGAGTTTGTGGGTCGATGAGCACGGTACGGCCGTCCATCACGACATACTGATACTGGGTCGGCAGCGTGTTCTCGGCGAGAGCGCCCGGCTTGAGAATATCAGGGACGAGCGCCCCGACCACCAGTTCGAAGTTTGATGGCCGTTCTACGACCACCGGATTAGCTTTCACATATTCGCGGACCACAACTTCCTGTTCGGGCGTGATCACCACAGTCTGAGCAACCGCAAAAGCGGTGCCGGCGAACAGAACGGCGGCAGCAAGTGTGCTTCGGAAAGTCATCTCAAAAGCCTCCTTGGCAGTTGCAAAGAGGAACAACCAACGCGGGCGGAAACGGTTCCGTGGCGCGACGGCGGAAACGAGCGAGAACTCTGGGACAGCGCCGAGAGGAACAAACATGCCCCGTAGCCGGAGCACCGAGGCTCAAGCGTATCGCGGTTGGTATGGCCTGAAGGCATGGCAGGCAACTCGCAAGGCTCAACTCGCCAAGCAGCCGCTATGCGAGCGCTGTCTGGCAATAGGAAGGGTTACCGAGGCCACCGTCGTCAACCATCGCCAGCCGCATAAAGGCAACTGGGCTCTGTTCATCAGCCCGGCCAACCATGAAAGTGCCTGCGCCCCGCACCACGACAGGCTTATCCAGAAAGAGGAAGCTCGTGGGCACAGGATTGGTACTGATGCGGACGGTAGACCAGTGGATCCAGGGCATCCCTGGAATACGTAGCCGAACCCGCTACAAAAGCGCCATCAATTCCGATGCGATTTCCTTTACGCTGAGGAGCGACGAGTTTAGCGCCACCTTGTCAGTCAACGTCGGGCTGTAAGCGCTAACCTCATCCTTTGTAACTTTGTGCCAGATAGGCAGAATCTTTGACTGGCCACTGACCTCCAACGCAGTGAGCCCGCCAAGTTCTTTTGCGGGCCATTCCTTCTTGAAGAAGGCCGTCGATAGCACAACGATCCCGAACTTTGAATTATTCAGGCCGGCGTCGATGCTCCTTCTAAGGCTGTCGCCTATCTTCATGGTCTTCTCATCATAGAAGACGACTGCACCTAGAGCTTCGAGCTCCCTAGCCAATGGGCGAACGAAACCTTCCTTGTCCTCCGACGCGTGGGAAATGAAGAAATCGAACTGCTGATCTGTAGCGGCTGGCGAAGTCGGCGTGCGAGCCATTTGTGCTAGCTGCTGGGTAACCTGACGGGCATGGTCGTCCCTTTGTTTGATCAGCCTAGATTGCTCTTGGGCAACTTTCTTTCGCGCCCGTTCATCTTCCACGGCCTGCTTGGCAAGATAGGCGTTCAGGTCTTTCGTCTTCGCAGCGGTTCGAGCAGAGAGCGCCGCCCGCTTCTTTCCAACCTCTGCAAGGTCATGGGTCGCTCGCTCGACTTCTTTCAGCTTTGAAGTGATTGTCGAGGTCGACCTCGTCCGCCCGATCGCTTCGCGCGCACGGTTTGCTTTTGTGAGTAAGGCTGCTTCCTTCGAGGCGAGCGTGGCCTCATCCTTGTGAAGACGCGCAATCTCGCTCTGCAGGCGATTAATGTTGGATACGTATGATGTCATTCCCACCCCTTGCACGGCCTGACGAAGGAACGGCGGTTCTGACCGTACCTGCATCTGACCTGGCCCATGTGCTCATGTCTTTGCCGGCAAGCTACAGGGTCTTGCATTCGGAGCAAGCAGAGAAGGCTGGAATGGTTGCACTTCGCGTTGCTTCGACTGACCTGTATGGCGAGCACTCCCGCGTCAAGAGTGAGATCACTGACGCGGGCTCGACCCGCACGCTCAGGATCGTGCCTGCTTAGCGGCTTATGGGGGGGTATGTCTGAACTCGGGTGCAACAACGCCCCAGACCCGTGTGCCCCCTCCGAATTCACCGAGACCAAATTCAAACATAAAAGTTGGGGCCATCCCATAGGGATGATGTGCGTGGAAGTGGGCGCTCCCGAAGGAGCGTCGCCTGAGATGCCCACCCGCTTGCTCGCCCGAAGGTCCGCCGCAAATTGCTTGTAGGGAACTGTTCGGCTCGGTCGACCAACAATTTATGACAGGTGTGAAATGAATGTCATCGAAGGCACCGGCATCATCGTCGTTGAGCCCGATTGGGACAGCCTGTTTTCGGACGTACTGGAAATCACGGCAGCCAAAGAACACTGGCGCGTCGTAACGAACGAACTGCGCGATCGGCAGCTACTGGCGGCGGCCAACGGCCATTCGATCCAGCGCCTGGTGTGCGCCTATCTGATGTTCGACCGGATGTATCGCGAGGTCGCCGAGAGCGGCGTCGTCTCTAAACCACGCCGCGGCAACTCGAAGGCCATCGCCCGCATCAGCCCGTACTTCACGGCCATGCGCGAGGCCGGGTCGGATGCGGCAACACTGGAAGCTGAGCTTGGCATCTCGCCGCGTCGCCGTGGTTCGGTCCAGAAGGTCGAGCGCAAGCAGCGCAAGGAACGTGCATCTGATGGCTATCTCGGCAAGGCCAGCGGCTGACGACCTCGCAACGCTGTACGCCTGCGATGTGCTGGACGGGAAGGTTGTTGCGGGGGAACTGGTCAAAGCGGCTTGTGCCCGGCACCTGAAGGACCTCGATGGTGGCGCTTCACGCGGGCTGACCTTCGATGTAGCCAAGGCGAAGCGACATTGCGGGTTCTTCCCGGCGGTATTGACTGTGACGGAAGGCGTCGCGGCCGGTCGTCCATTCCACCTCCTGCCTTGGCATGGCTTTGCAGTCGCCTCTTTGTTCGGCTGGCAGCGTTCTGACGGGCTTCGACGGTTCCGCATGGCCTGGCTGGAAACCGGCAAGGGTCAGGCCAAGTCGCCGCTCATGGCCGGCATCGGCGTCGACATGATGGGGTACGCCGGCAAGGAGCGCTCGGAGGTCTACGCCATTGCCGGTGACAAGGATCAGGCAAACGTCCTGTTCAAGGATGCCGTGGCGATGTGTCGGGCGAACCTGCCGGATCGTGACGAGGACGAATACGAGTCGCTGGAAAGCCGTGGCGATGTCGTCATTCGTGGCACGGGCGACAATGCCTGGCGGATAGAACACCCGGAGACGAGCTCGAAGTTCCAGTCGATGGCCTCGGTGGATTCGATCTCCGGGCCCCGACCGTATGCGGTTCTGGCTGACGAGATCCACGAATTCAAGACCGCCTATTCCTTGCAAATCTGGAAGGCGGCAATCGACAAGATGAGCGGTGACCCGCTGATGCTTCTGGGCACCAACACGCCGGCCGTCAACCAGATCGTGGGAACGGAGTATTCGGATCTGTTTCAGAAGGTGGTGACCGGTCAGGCCGAGGATGACAGCCTGTTCGGGTTCATCGCGCGCGTGGACGAGAGGGATCGCGAGACGGTCTTCGACAATGAGGATTGTTGGCAGAAGGCGCTACCGGCACTCGGTATTACCTATCCGATCGATAACGTCCGCAAGCGTGTGACGACTGCCAAGCTGATGCTGTCGGAGGCGCTTTCCACCAAGCGACTTTATTTCGGCATTCCGGTCGGTACGGAAGGCTTCTGGACCACGCAGGAGGCTTGGGACAGTTGTCAGGGCGTGGTCGATGAAGCCGAGATGGTCGGTTCGCCGTGCTGGCTCGGGCTCGATCTGTCGAAGAAGAATGACCTGACCGCATTGTCGGCGTGCTGGCGAAAAGACCTGAAGCTGCACGTCAAGACTTGGTATTTCACGACGAAGGCCGGCATCCATGACCGCAGTCGCGACGACAACGCACCCTATGCTGATTGGGCAGACAAGAAGCTGATCGAAGCGGTTCCAGGCGCCACGATCGATTACGAGTTCGTCGGCGCCAAGGTGAAGGCTCTCGTCGACAAGCATGACGTGCAGTTCCTTGCCTTCGACGCGGCCAAGATTGGCGACTTCATTGACGCCTGCGGACGCATCGACTTTCCAACTTGGCGGTTCGAAGGCCCCGATGAACCCGAAGGAGCAGGGCTGAAGCTGGTCAGTCACGGCCAGGGCACGCGCATTGTCTTCGTTGAACGGGCCCTTTGCATGCCGAAGTCCATCGAGAAGCTGGAAGACGCGATCCTCGACAGTGCGATCACCATCGACGCCAGTCCAGTGACCACGATGTGCGCGTCGAATGCCATCATAGTGGCTGATCCGATGAACAACCGAGCCTTTGACAAGCGCCGCTCGCGTGGCCGCATCGACGGCATGGTGTCTATCGCCGAGGCGGTCGGGGCGGCGCACAACGAGTTCCAAGCTGTCGTCGCGACTTCTCCCTGGGATGACCCCAACTTCAGTCTGGTAGGCGCATGAAAATCGGTTTCGAAATAAGTCGTTCCGCCAGCGAACAACGGTCGGGCAGCATTGAGAACCCCACGGTTCCGGTGTCGCAGACCACAGAATTCATGGCGTTCTTCGGCGTGGGCGGCGCTAACCTGCCGAATGTCACCATCGATAGCGCCTTGACCGTTCCGGCCGTGCTGGCGGCGGTGGCGTTCCTGTCGCGCACCATGGCGACGGTCCCGCTGCATGCCTACCGCGACACGAACGATGGGCCAGTCAAGCTGACTGGCAAGACGGCGGTGACATTGCACGATGCGCCCAATGACGTGATGGGCTCGTTCAAGTTCCGCCAGTATTTCTGGCAGTGCGTGTTCACCGGTGGGCGGGGCCTGGCCTGGATCGAGCGCAACGGCTCGGTGATCGAGGCGCTGTGGCCGATGGATCCGCGCAAGGTCTCGATCAAGCGCATCGGCTTCGATCTGGTCTACAAGTTCGACAACAAGACATACCCGGCCGCCGACGTGATCGATGTACCCTTCATGTTGAGGGAAGATCAGGTATCCCATCGCGGTCCGATCAACATGGCGTCCAAGGCAATCCAACTTGCCCTTGCCATGAACGACTACGGTTCGAACTTCTTTGCCGGTGGCGGCGTCCCGCCCCTCGCTCTGACGGGGCCGCTTCCTCAGGGCGCCGACGGTTTGCAGCGCGCCATGAACGACATGCGCCGCGCCATCGACGAGGCAAAAAAGAACGGCAAGCAGATGTTCCCGATTCCACCCGGGCATGACCTGAAGCCAGTCGGCTTCGATCCACAGAAAGGTCAGATGACCGATGCGCGTCTGTTCCAGATCCAGGAAATTGGGCGCGCCTGGCAACTGCCGCCGGTCTTCTTGCAGGACCTGAGCAAGGGCACCTTCGCCAATGTCGAGCAGCAGGATTTGCATCTCGTCAAGCATCTGATCAGCCAGTGGGCGAAGGCATTCGAGGATGAATTGAACCTGAAGCTGTTCGGACGCTTCAAGAACGGCCGCTATGTCGAGCACAACCTCGACGGCCTGCAGCGTGGCGATTTCAAGAGCCGGATCGAGGGTATCGCGCGCGCGATCCAGACTGCACAGCTGACGCCCAACGAGGCGCGGGCGCTTGAGAATAGGCCAAAGCACAAGAACCCGGATGCCGATGAACTGCTTGTGCAGGGCGCGACCGTCGTGCTCGGCAAGCAGCCGCTGAAGCCTGTTTCTGAGAAACCATCCGACGACATCGACGGAGACAAAAATGACGACCAAGCCTGAAGGTGCAGAAAAGCGCTCGCTTGTCCGCGCGGTCGAGCACCGGGCAGATGGCAATGGCAAGATGACGGTGTCTGGCTATGCGGCGGTGTTCGGAGAAGTTGCCGACATCAGCGGCTGGTTCCATGAGGTCGTTGCCCGCGGCGCCTTCACCAACACGCTGCGCACGGCGGATGTCAGGGCCTATTTCGATCACGACACCGGTCGTGTCCTTGGCCGGCTTTCCTCCGGAACCCTGCGTTGCGAGGAAGACGACAAGGGCCTGCGCGTCGAGATCGACCTTCCCGACACGACCGATGGCCGCGACGTGAAGACGCTCGTCGAGCGCGGCGACGTCTCCGGCATGTCGTTCCGCTTCGAAGCCGTTCGGCAGGAATGGGACGAGACGGTCGACCCGCCGAAGCGCACCCTGCTCGAAGTGAGGCTTGGCGAGGTCAGCATCGTATCAGAGCCGGCCTATGACGGAACGTCCGTCGCGATGCGTTCATTGGATGAAGCGCGCAAGGGCGCTCGCCGCCAGCGCAATGCAGCAGCTTTCGCGCGCCGCAAGGCCGAGGCCGAGGCCAAGTTCCGCAAGATTTCCTGAGTTTACCCGGCATCTGCCGGAGGACGCGGCAAGCATCCCGCTTCCCGTCTCCATCGCCTGCTTTCGAGCGGGCCTTTCGACGTTGCTCACAAGGAGAAAACCATGAGCAAGGAACTGATCGAGAAGCGGGAAAAGCTTGTAGCCGACGCCCGCTCGGCTCTGGATGAGATCAAGAAGAACACCGACGAGGCTCGCGCCGCCGAACTCGAAAGGCGCCATGATGACATCATGGTCGAGTTCGACAGGGTCGATGGGCAGCTCGCCCGTGAGAAGCGCATGGCGGATGCACAGAAGCGCATTGACGATGCGGCCGCCGAGGAACGCGCCCGCAACCGGCCGAACCCTGGCGATGGTGAAGGTCGCGGCCAGGACGACGGCGACAAGGTCGATTATCGTTCCGCCTTCCATCGCTATGTCCAGGTTGCCGGCGATATGTCGGCCCTCAGCGACGAGGAACGCGCTGCCTTGCGCGCCGGTGTTGCCCCGAAGGAGGCCCGCGCGCAGACCGCTGGTACTCCCGCCGCCGGCGGCTACACGGTTCCGACCGAGCTCAGCAACCAGATCATCAAGTCGATGAAGGCCTGGGGGCCGATGTACGACGAGGATATCTGCACGGTGATGAACACCAGCGCAGGTAACCCGATCGACATCCCGACGATCGATGACACCGGCGTTCCGGTTGTCAAGCATACGGAAGCCGGCGCCGTCACGGACGACGGTGGTTCGGACGCCACCTTCGGCAAGAAGACGCTGAACGCCTATGCCTTCGACACCGAATGGGTGAAGTTCTCCTGGGAACTGGCGCAGGACTCGATCTTCAACTTCGAGACGCTTCTTGGCGATCTGCTCGGCCAGCGCCTCGGCCGCCGTGCCAATCTCGAACTGACCACCGGCGATGGCACCGACGATCCGAACGGCATCGTCACGGCTTCCAGCCTCGGCAAGACTGCCACCGCCACGGCCGCGATCACCTATGACGAGATCATTGACCTCGTGCATTCGGTCGATCCGGCTTATCGCCAGTCGCCCAAGGTGCGGTTCATGTTCAATGACACCACCCTTGGTGCGCTGCGGAAGCTGAAGGATGCCGAAAACCGCTACATCTGGACGGCCGGTGACGTTCAAAACGGCGTTCCCGGCTCGATCCTCGGCTACCGCTATTCCATCAACCAAGCGATGGACAGCCTTGCAGCGGCCAAGAAGGTCATGCTGTTCGGTGACTTCGGCAAATATTTCGTCCGCAAGGTCGGCGGTGTCGTGATGTTCGTCGCCCGCGAGCGCTTCGCTCCCGATATCGGCCTGCTCGGGCTGATCCGTCTCGACGGCGAGCTTGGCGATACCGCTGCGGTCAAGCACCTCATCACTGCCGCCACGTAAGTTCGGCTTTGCAAGGCGGGCGCTGCAATGGCGCCCGCTCTCAAAACCGAAGGAGACGATCATGAAACTGAAAATGCTTGAGAGCATGGCCGGCCGGGATTTTTCCCTCTCCGTCGGCGAAGTCACAGACCGATTCTCGGACAAGGAGGCGGCGCGTTTCATCAAGGCCGGCCTGGCTGAAAAAGCACCCGTTGAGCCGGTCAAGAAGCCCGATACGAAAAAGGAATGGGATAACGAGCGCGAGGCGCTCCTTGAGGAAAACGCGCGCCTGATCAGCGAGAATGAGGCCGCCAAGACGCGCGAAGCTGAGCTGGTCGTGCAGATCGAAGCTTTGTCGGCGTTCAAGACCGCTGTGGTGGCGGCACTTGGTGAGAATCCTGTTCAGGAAACCACCGATGCTGTGGCCCTTCCGGAAATGCGCGGCTGATCATGTGGTATCCGTCGACAGTCACGGTCGCGCCAACTACGGAGCCGGTCGCGCTCGACCAGGCGAAGCAGCAATGCATCGTCGACACCACGGACGATGACACGCTACTAGGCAGGCTGATCAAGGCGGCTCGTGCGCATGTCGAGGAATACTGCAACGCCCGCTGGGCCGAGCAGACAATCGTGTCGAAATGCGACAGTTTTGCCGACTTCGCACGTCTCTCGGAAGGCCCGCTGAATTCGGTCACGTCGATTTCCTATGTCGATCCTGCGGGTGAGACGCAGACCCTCGATGCTGCGGTCTATGAAGCGCGCAAGGACGGGCTTGAACCATCCGTCGGGCTCAAGTCGGGTCAGACATGGCCGCGTATCCTGTTCGGCTCGCGGATTACGTTGACAGCGGTCTATGGCGGATCGGTGCCTGAGAGCGTCCAGCACGCAATGCTGATATGGATCGAGGACGCCTACCTGAACCGAGAAAACGCAGAGCGCCTTGCGTTGACGGTGTTCGATTCGCTGCTGTGCAATCACAGGCGGGGTGCGTGATGGAAAAGCGCGGTGCGGGCGATCTGTTCTATCGCGTCGCCTTCGACAAGCGCGCCGAGGTCGAAGACGGCTACGGCAACACGGTTTCCGGATGGGTCGAGCAATTTCAGTCCCGAGCCGCCTATCGCCACCTGCGCGGTGGCGAAAGCGTCATGGCCGGCCGCTTGGCGGGAAAGCACACCCAGATTGTCACAGTGCGTGCCTCGTCACAGACGCGGGCTGTCACGACTGACTGGCGAGTTCGGGATGTTCGCAACAGCGATGTCTTTAACATTCGCGACGTCACCCATGAGGCCGATCGGCAGTGGATCTCGCTGCTCGTCGAAAAGGGAGCGGCAACCTGATGGCCTGGGTCACCTTCACCGCAGATTTCGATTTCTCGCCGGCCGCTCGCAAGGGGACGGTGACGCTCGCCTACAAGGCCGGCACTACCGCGAACGTGACGCGCGAATGCCTGGAGCAGGCAGTGGCCGCTGGGAAGGCTACGCGAACCACGGCGCCGAAGAGACATCCGGTTGAAAATCCAGAACCTTGAGCGCTTCAAGCGCAAGCTGGCGGCCATGCCGGTAGCCGCGAAGGACGAAATTCGGACGGCCATCGGGGCGAGCGCCGACGAAATCGTGGATCTGATGAAGCGCCTGGTGCCCGTCGACAAGGGCGACCTTCGCGACAGCATCGCATGGACGTGGGGCGCGCCGCCCAAGGGCACGACAGTCCTGGCGACAACGTCACGCGGTGCCGCGGCGGACGCCGGCCTTGTTGCGACGATCTATGCCGGCGGGGGTGATGCCTTTCATGCGTTCTGGGTCGAGTTCGGCACGGTCAACATGATGGCTCATCCGTTCTTTTTCCCAGCCTTCCGTGTCGGCAAGAAACGGGCTCGGTCGCGCATCACACGGGCGACCACCAAGGCAGCGAAGAAAGTGGCGGCAGGCGGATGATCGGCGCGGAAATCCAGAAAGCAATCCACGACGCTCTCAAGGTGAGCCCCGCCATTGCAGGCGGGCGCATCTATGACCGCGTGCCAGAAAACCCGACATACCCGTATATCGGGATTGGTGACGAGCAGACCCTCGACGATGGCAACGCTTGTGACGACGGCTGGGAGGTCTTCGCCGATGTCCATGTCTGGTCGCAGGCGGTCGGCTTCCCCGAGGCGAAGGGGCTTGTTGCGGCCATTGTGCCGCGTCTCGTCGCCATTAGCGCCGTGCCCGGCTTCACCGTCATAGCGGCCGAAGTCGAGAACACCCGCGTGTTTCGCGATCCCGATGGCCTGACGAGCCGCGGGGTCATTTCAGTGCGTTTCGTCATCAACCCGGCCTGACGGCCACCCACATAGGAGCTTTCAGCTATGGCAACCGTAAAGGCCATGAACGGCACGTCTTTGCTCGTCCAGATCGGAGACGGCGCCACCCCTACCGAAGCATTCGCGCATGACTGTCTGATCAATACCGAGCGCGGCATCCAGTTTCAGTCTGAAACGAACCGCCAGGTAATCCCCGACTGTGACGCGCCCGACAGCGCCGCCTGGTCGGTGGTGAACAAGGACAGCTTTTCGGCGACCATCACCGGCTCCGGCATGCTGCATACCCCGAGCATCAAGGATTGGGCCGACTGGTTTGCCAGCGACGACGCCAAGAACGTCCGGGTGTTGCTCAACGGCGTCACGCTCGTCAACGGCGGCGGTCACTGGGCCGGCTCGTTCAAGCTGACCGGCTGGGAAGTCACCGGCACCCGCAACGAGAAGGCCACGGTTTCGGTCACGCTCGAAAGCGACGGCGTTGTCACCTGGGTTGATGCTTCCGCATGAGCCGGCACGCCGCAATTGAACTGGACTGGGCGGATGGCACCTACACCTTCCGCCTCGGCCTCGACCAGATCGAAGAACTGGAGCGCAGGCGCGACCTCAGTATCTTCGAGGTGGCCAAACGGCTATCGCCCGAGGTCAGGCAGGCTCGTTCAACTGACATCAGCGAGACCTTGCGCTTGGGCCTCATTGGCGGCGGCATGACGCCCGTCGATGCGCTGGTGAAAGTCAGGATATATGTTGACGAGCGCCCGCTCGATGAAAACCGTGACACCGCCTATGCCATCGTCCTGGCCGGCCTGATGCGTGTCCATTCGAGCGAGGTGGAGAAGCCATCGGGGGAAGCTCAGGCGGCGGGGTCGAGCGCATCGACTTCGCCGCCATCTACGGAAACGCGGCCCTGATGGGTGTTCAGAACGTAGGCTCTCTGTCGCTTGGCCAATGGGCCGCGATCTGTCGTCATCGCACCAAAGCGAATAGCGAGGCGAAGCCAGACGCCCCGACCGAAGACGAGTTCGACGCCGCAGTGATGGCCGCCAGGGGTGCGATCTAAGGCAATCGCACCAGAATTCTGCTCCGATCTCTGGCTATTCCAGCGGTGGGTTTTGGGCCACCCGTAGGATACGGCCCCCTCCGTACCAGATCCGGTAGCCGTTTGCGCAATCCACAAACACCACGATTTGGTCAGCGGTGGACCTATCCGAATAGTCGCTGGAGAGAACCCGGTTGCACTTGGTCTCTTTGGCCATCTCGTTTGCGGCAGCGACCCGAACGGCTTGAATGTCATTCAATACGAACTTCTTGCCGTATTTAGCGAAAAGCTTCGGGTAGTTGGCTGCGTCATACGGCCGAAGATCGGCCGACTGAAGTTTTGCATTTTGGTCGGCCGATACTTGGCCGACGCTGGCGACTGCCAGCAAGACTGCGACAGCAACAAATTTCACGGGACGGTCCCCCTACATGGCTATTCAAGTAGAACGCATGGTTGCGATCCTTGAAGCTCGTCTCGACAAATACGAGAAGGGCTTGGCGAAGGCAGCCAGCACGACAAACCGGCAATTTACAGCCATTGAACGTCGCGGCAAGGTGATGGAGTCTAGGCTCGCCAATGTTGGAGCGGGCGTTCTCGGGTCCCTGGCAGCCGGTGCTTCACTTCGTGGGGCGCAACAACTGCTGGATGCGGCCACGCGGATTGACAACGCGCTCAAGGTGGCCGGGCTATCAGGCGATGAGCTAAACGCCGTCTACGGTCGCCTATACGCGAGCGCGCAAAAGAATGCTGCGCCGTTGGAGAGCTTGGTTACGCTCTATAGCCGAGCGGCGCTTGTACAAAAAGAGCTTGGCGTCTCGACTGACCAGCTCCTTGGCTTCACTGACAACATTGCACTTGCGCTGCGTGTAGCCGGCACTGACGCGCAATCTGCGTCCGGCGCGCTGCTGCAGTTGTCCCAGGCGCTTGGCTCTGGTGTCGTCCGGGCCGAGGAGTTCAATTCCATCCTTGAGGGCGCACCGACGATCCTTCAGGCCGCGGCTGCGGGTATCAAACAGGCTGAAGGCAGTGTTGCGAAGCTCAGGCAAATCATGCTCGACGGCGGGTTGTCGTCGAGAGCGCTGTTTGATGGCGTCGCCGCCGGGGCCGTCGTCCTCGAGGATAAGGTCGCAGGCAGCAGCCTGACCATTTCGCAGGCGTTGGAGAACCTGCAAACGGAACTGGTGAACACCGCCAGGGAATTCAATAAGTCGACCGGTGCTAGCACAAGGTTGGCCCAAGCGTTGACCGATGTCGTCATCCCAGCCATCGGCGAACTCGGGGGTATCTTCACAGCGATCAGCGAAGGGCCGCTTGGCCAATTTGTCGGCCTTGTGTCAACGGCGACTGACAAGGTTCTGCAGTTGGCAGCAGATATCGGCAGCATGACCGGTCTCGATAAGATTGGCGGCAATCCGTATATCGGCCAGGGGCGAATTCAGGACCGTATTGACGGTGCCTTCGCCGGCACAACCTATTCGACCCCCAAGGGTGGCAGAGCGCCAACCGACATTGGCACGATCCGCACTCCGAATGCCATTGATCTGGCGGACCAAAAGTACAAACCGGCTGCGGACAGCAAGGGTGGCGGCGGCAGGTCTACGCGCACCCGGCAGAACGATTATCAGCGCGAAATCGAGCAGATCAAGGAGCGCACGGCCGCCATCCAAGCCGAGACGGCAGCCATGGCCGGCATCAACCCCCTGGTCAATGACTACGGCTATGCGCTGGAAAAGGCGCGCACGGCGCAGGATTTGCTTACCGCGGCCAAGCGCGCCGGGATCGCCATCACACCGGAATTGAAAGCTCAGATCGACCAGCTGGCAGATGGCTACGCAAGCGCGAGCGCAGCGGCAGAGCAGCTGGCCGAAAGCCAGGATCGTGCGCGGGAGATTGCGGAGGATTTCCGGGGCGTTGGAAAGGACGTGCTTGGTGGCTTCATCAGCGATCTGCGCGCCGGCAAGGATGCATCTGAAGCGCTCGCCAACGCGATGAACAAGGTCTTGGACAAGCTGGCCGAGATCGGCCTCAACAGCGTTTTCGACAACCTGTTTTCCTCCGGCGGTGGTGGTTTCATTCAAGCTCTGCTCGGTGGCTCGAAAAGCGCCTTCACCTTCGCGCCCGGCATGGGGTTGTGGTCCAGCGGCGGCTATACCGGCCCGGGCGGCAAATACCAGCCGGCCGGTGTCGTCCATAAGGGCGAGTATGTCTTCGACCAGGCGTCTGTTCGCGCAGCTGGCGGGCCGGCCACGTTGGATGCGTTGCGCCAATCGATCAGAGGTTATGCGAACGGTGGCTATGTGGGATTGTCACCACGAGCATCGCAGCCGCGCCCGGCAAGCGCACCGCAGCCAGGCAATGGCACCGTGGTCAACATCATCGACAACGCCGGCGTAGAGAAGCGCACTGAACGCCGCCGCGGGCCTGACGGCAGCGACATCATCGACATTGTCGTTGAGCGCGTGAAGGGCGACTTGGCTGGGGGCGGGTTCGACAAGGCAATGGGTGGGCGCTTCGGGGCTCTTCCGAAGAAGGTGACGCGATGACTGCCTCCTGGCCCCTGTCTCTTCCACAGTGCGCGCTCTTGGAACACGAGGAGACAGCGCGCGGTTCTACTGTTTCGTTCGAGCCGGAGAGCGGCCCGCCGATCAGCCGGCGCCGCTCTTCAGTATGGCTCTCGGAGTTTCCAGTCACCTTCAGGATGGTTGGTGCTCAGGTCGCGACATTCGAGACATTCGTGCGCCAGACGATTGTCGGCGGCACGCTGCCCTTCATCATGCAGCACCCCAGAACGCGGTTGAGCGTCGAAGTCCGAATGGTTGGCGAAAGGCCGTATACGATCCGTCGCAATGGTCCCAACAGGTGGGACGTCACATTCAATGCGCTGGTGGTTGAATGACCTCGCGAGATATCCCCGCGGGCGTTCGGCGCGAGATCGATCGCCAGGAGTCACCGGAGATCCATCTCGTGTTCCTGACGCTTCGGCACAAGATGTTGCCGGAGCCAATTCGCGTTGTGTCCGATCCGGCTGACTTCCTGCTCGGGGGTAATCTCTACCAAGGCTTTGAGTTCGAAATCACCCTACTTTCCGACGCCGAAGAAGCGCCAAAAGCACGCCTCACCGTGCAGAACGTCGACCGCCGTATCGGGGATGCGGTGTTCAACGCGACTGAGCCGGCGCGGCTCGACATAGAGGTCATCGCGGGATCGCAGTTCGACCTGTCGGTGACACCTCGCGTTCCGCTTGGCCCATCGGTGGAGCGCATCTACGTGGCAAGGCACCTCTATCTGACCGATGTGGAGGGCGACGTGCTGCAGCTCTCCGGCACCATCAGGTCTTGGGATTACACGCAGGAAAGCTGGCCGGCACTCAGGGCCACCCAGAACAGGTTCCCAGGGCTCTACTGGTCATAGGAGGATCAATGCGATGGGAATTTGGGTGGTGATACTGCCGTGTCCATCAGGGCTCGACCTATTTCCCGGGCGCGAGCCTCTTCCAGAAGAAAGCCGAGCCATCCGAGGCCAGGGTGGCGCAGGGCCAGTAACACTCCCTCTGCTCCCGAATGAGTGTCTGGAACCCGCCACGCTGGTGACGGTACAGCTTCAAGCCGCGCCCCCGGGTCAAGGGCCGGACTAACCTCTTCCATCATTTTCGCGCGAACGTGCGCCAAGGCGTGGATGATGCCCTCCAGCGTCGCCGCGTCGACTGTCATATGCGCCAATGCCGTGCCGTCTTGGTTCATCTGGATAAAGGCCAGTTGACGGTCGTCGATCAATCCCATCTCCAAAGTCATATCCGCCACTGGCGTTGCCCCCCCATTGCACTGATGGTGCCCAATTCAATGCTGTTCCAGATCGATAGTCAAAATCGCAGCTGGCTCAATCGCTATGTCGGTGCCCCGTTCGTCAGTTGCGGGCGGACGGTGGCGGGGCTCGACTGCTGGGGACTGGTGCGGCTGATCTATGCGCAGGAGCTTGGCATGGAGCTGCCGTCCTACGGCGAGATATCTGCGCATGACCTTGTCCGCGTCAGCCGCGAAATCACCGACGGCAAGGACGGTGATGTGTGGGCTGATGTTGCCAAGGCCGACCTGAAGGCTTTCGACGTTGTCGTCATGCGCTACCACGGCTCTCGCCGCATCGGCCATGTCGGCGTGCTGGCCGATGCCACAACCATGATCCATGTCGAAGAAGCGAGCGCGGCCGTTGTCGTGCCACTCGCCCACTTCACCATTCGCGAGAGAATTGCATGCTTCAGGCGTCACCGCTTCCTGGCGTGATCCAGGCTGTCTGGCGCGAGCCTTTCAGTCTCGGCAGTCCGCGGGTCGAATACTGGCCGGGCGGCCTCACCGTTGCCGAGATGGCAGCGCGGATGCCCGACATTCCGACCGAGTTCTGGGAGCACGGCCGGATCCTCGTCAACGGGCAGGATGTGCCGCGCGAGATGTGGGCGTTCGTTCGCCCGAAGCCGTCGACCGCGGAGCGGCATGTCGATGTCACCCTGCACCTGCCCCTGCAAGGCGGCGGCGGTCAGGGTCGCAAGAGCATCTTCGGGCTCATCGCCGCCATTGCGCTGACCTTCGTCACCGGCGGCATTGCCCAGTTCGGCATTCCGCTGCTTGGCATCGCGGGTGGCACTGTCGGTGCTCAGTTGCTCGCAGCATCGGTCGGCATCGTCGGAGCGCTGGTCGTCGGCGCGCTCTCGTCGCCACCCGTCCGGTCGGCCGCGAACAAGGACCAGTCCGACACGCGCGAAGTGGAACCGGCGTCCGTTTCCGGCAACCTGCTTGAGCCGAATGCCGCCATCCCGCGCGTGATCGGCACGCGGCGCGTGTTCCCGCCCTTCGCCTTCGAGCCAATCGTCGAGCTGATCGGCCAGGACGAATATGTCGAGGCCGTTCATTGCCTTGCCGGGCCGCATCTGCTGCAGGACATCCGCCTCGGCGACACGACCTGGGACCCGGCGGCAACCGATACCGACCTGACCATCGAGACGCGCGCCGGACTACCGGGAGAAAAGAAGCTCAAGCTGACGCGGCGCCAGGGCAGGACCTTCGACCTCGGTACGGAAATGTCGGTGCATGGCACGGATGCCGAGGACCAGTCCAAGTTCGCGCTGCCCTATCCAGTCTGGCACGGCATGGCGACGGCAGAGGCGCCCGACGAGGCGTGGCTGCACATCATGGTTGCCGGCCTGACACGGCAGCAGGATGTGGCCCAGAAGCTGCGCATTCCGTTCCGTATCAGGATGCGGCGGCGTGGCAGCGTCGCCTGGCGTTATCTGCCCGAGATCCACTACATGGACGCCAGCCAGGCGCAGCGGCGCGTGCAGGTCAAGTTCCTGTTCGGCGAGGGGTTCGACGGCGTATTGCCCAATCCAAGCCAGGACCGCGGTTTCGTCGAGGCCCGTAAGCTGGTCCCCGGCCAGAACGTCCTGCCTGTTGGTGCGGATTTCGCCTGCGATCCCTATTTCTCGGCGGGTGCCGGCAACGACGTCTACCGCTATGCCACCAATGAAACGACGAATGTCCGCAACATCCTGCTTGCGCCCGACATGGTGACGGTGTGCCTGGCGGCGGCGGACTGGCCGGCCGGGGTGTACGAGATCGAGGTGATGCGCGGCGCCACCTTCCGCAATGACCTCTTCACGTCCAATACCTATGTCTACAGCGGCAGCATTCTGGACTTCTACGGCTCAACGACATCGAACAACCTCCCGCTGACGCGCGAAGGCCTGCTCGACCGGGTGCAGCTCAGGCGGATCGTGTCGATCCGTGCCCAGTACCCCATCGCCCAGAAGAACCTTGCGCTGATCGCGCTGAAGGCGCGCAACCGCGCAATCGGTCGGCTGTCGGTCAAGGCCTCCGGCTATGTCCGCGACCTCGATCAATATGATCTTCCCGCGGTCGCGCCTACGGAGTTCGAACCGCTTTCGTTCACTGCCATGGGCGGCGGGACGGTTGCCGGCGATGTCTCTTTTGAGGCCGACATCTTGTTTCCGACTTCGCCGCCTGCCGGCGCCGTCATTTGGGATGCCGGTAGAAACGCTGCCAACGGTTCGTCAATCTTCACATGGTCGGCAGGGACGCTATTGCAGTTTAGGGCCGGCGACGGCTCGGGTGCGGTTGGTGCCAGCAATGCCAATACCTGCGTTCTTAACGTCCCGACATCGTCGCTGCCGTTCGATGGCAGGCGGCATCGCGTTGCATGGGACGTGCGGATCAACCCAGGCAGAATTCGCCTATGGATCGACAATGTTCTGATCGGTGAAGCTTCCACGACGGGCGGCGGCTCAATTGCCGCCTGGGCGGCAACCGATCTGAACATGGGCTATCTCGCTGCCGATGGATCATCCGTTGCCGGTGTCACCGCCGGCACGCGCACCGATTGGCCGGATGCTTCGCTATCCAGCCATCTCCGCATGTTTGCCGGGCAATTGTTCACCACCAACACGTCGACATGGGGTGCATTGGTTGTCACCTCCAGTCCGGCGCCTCACTACCTCGACATGCTGACCGGGCCGCTGAACTTCGATCCGATGCCGGAGGATCTGGTCGACTTCGACGGACTGACGGCCTGGCGGCAGGCCTGCATCGACAACGCTTATAGCTGCGACCTGGTCGCTGAAGGCGAGGGGCTGGCCGATGTGCTCCGCCTGGTCGCTTCTTGCGGCTATGCGCGGCCCTACCAGTCCGAGCTATGGGGCGTGATCCGCGACTATGACCGCAGCGCAGAGGCTCCGGTGCAGGTATTTTCGCCGCGCAACATGGCCGGCTTCAGTTGGAAGAAGGCCTTTCCTCGCGTGCCGGCCGGGCTGCGCGTCAATTACCGCAACGAAGACCTCGACTATGCGGCCAAGCAGATCGTCGTCTACCGCTCGGGTGCAGAGGGGACCGACGCCCGCACCGAGCAGGTGACCTATGACGGCTTCGTCGACGAGGCGAAGATCATCAGCCGCGCCCAGTTCGACCTGGCGCAGGCCGAGCACCGCGCGACGTTCTACTCGTTCACGGCTCCCGTCGAGGCAATCGTCTGCCGCCGCGGTTCGCTGGTGGCAGTCAGCCACGACATCCTGAGCCGGCACTACGGGTTCGGGCGCATCAAGTCGGTGCTGACCAGCGGCGGAAACGTGACTGGCATCGTGCTTGACGGCGCCATCGAGGTGAAGAACGCACCCGACCTGTTGGCCACTGCCGACGTGCTGGCTGTGCCCGACATGCTCGAAGTGGGGCTGAAGACAGGGATCGCAATCCGGCGCGCCGATGGCAGCACGACGGTGCATGCCCTTTCGAATGCCGCGGGAGAAACCGACACGCTGACGTTCGCAACGCCGGTTCCCGACGAGACGACAGCAGGCGGACCGTTCGACGGTGGCCCGCTGATCCCTGAGATTTCCGAGGGCTGTCTCGTCGTCGCCGGCACGCTCGGGCGCGAGTTCAAGCGCCTCATCGTCACCGAAATCGCCAACGGCAAGGATCTCACGGCCAACCTGACACTGGTCGACGAGGCACCACAATTGTGGAGCGTGGCGGCGTAACCGCGCTCCCTAGCAGGTAGGAAAAAGATGGCCACCAGAAAACTTCCCACATCGCTCTCGACGCCGCCGGTTGCCGGTGCAGACTACATGGACGCTGTGGCGTCGAAGGTCGGTATGCTGTTCGACGCGGCATCGCTCAAGCCGACGGCAGTGACCAATTCGGGCAACGACTACACGATCACCGTCGACCCGGTGCTCGATGCCGACGTCGTGGCCAGCATGAGTTTCTACATCGGCCCCAACGCCAGCAACACCGGCCCTTGCCGCCTGCGCGTGACCAACAGCAATCCCTATTACGATCTGGTCAAGGCCACGGGGGAAGCACTGGGGCCGGGGGATTTCGCGACAGGTACTGCCTATCTGGTCGTGTTCATGGGTGGTGAGTTTCGCATCCTCTCCGTAGCCAACAGCGAGTCCGGGGATGGTGCGAGTACGTACTTTCAGGAGTTCCTTGTCTCCGGCACGTGGACCAAGCCGGCCAATCTCGATCCAAACGCAATCATCATGGTTGAAATTTGGGGCGGAGGCGGTGGCGGAGCGAACGGAACTAATAGTCGCGGTGGCGGCGGTGGCGGAGCTTACGCTTTTGATTTCCTTCGGGCGTCCGACCTAACATCTTCGGTTTCAATTACTATCGGTTCAGGTGGTACGGCAGGCGGAAACATAGGAGGTGCGGGCGGAAATAGTTCGTTCGGGTCTTATGTAACAGCGTTCGGCGGCGGTGCCGGCAACAGTACTTTGACATCTTCTGGCGGTGGCGGTGGCGGTGGTGCTTCATCTGCTGGATCAAATGCCAGCACTAGTGCTGGTGGAAATGGCGGTGATGGTGCCGTTACTCTTAGCGGGTTAATTGCTGGTGCCGGTATTGGGGCGGGAACAAACGGAACCGGAAGATATGGCGGCGGCGGTGGCGGTGGCGCTGCCGGTAGTGGTGCCGGCGGAGATGCTATTTGGGGAGGTGGCGGCGGTGGTAGTGCTTCTGTCGCCAGTAGTTCAAATTCGGTTGGCGGCGGTAGTATTTACGGCGGTGGTGGCGGCACCGGTGGAGTAAGCGGAAGCACGGCGGGCGGTGTAAGTCTTTACGGCGGCAATGGCGGAGCGCGCGGCGCTGCCGGTTCCGTTCCGGGTGGTGGCGGTGGTGCTTCTGCTGCGGGTGCTGCCGGCAAATGCATTGTAAGGGTGGTTGGCTAAGATGAGCGAAGCAAAGAATTTCGCGGTGGTCGACGCCGGCACTCTTGTCGTCGACAACGTCATCCTGGCCAAAGATGGTTTTGCCATCGACGGCAAGGTGCTGGTCGCATCCGATACAGCCGGGATCGGCGATCTCTATGATGAAGCGACCGGGCAATTCACGCAGCCGGTCGTGCCGGAGCCTGCACCGTCCATCGACGACTACAAGAACGCAATCGTTTCTGTACTCGACCTCAAGGCGCAGGAACGGCATTACGACAACGCCGTATCGATCGCGACTTATCTCGGTAGCACGAACCCGCCATGGGCGGCTGAAGCAGCGGCCTTTGTTGCTTGGCGCGATGCGGTTTGGGCCTTCGCCTATGCCGAACTCGACAAGGTGATGACGGGACAGCGCCCTCAGCCAACAATAGAGGAATTCCTCGGAGAGCTGCCGAACCTTGCGTGGCCGGCAGGCTAGCAACTATCGAGGGCTTCTCACCCGACCGCAGCCAACAGAGAGCGCTTTGCCTTCGGATGTCTCTTAGGCACAGCTGTCGTTGTCAGCACGTCGTTTTCGTGAATGGTAATCGACGTAAACGACGTACTGGACGATGAGATAGCCGTCGTTTAGGCGGTGGGTAATCTGAACCGGCACATTACAATGGACATGTCCCCACCAGAGCGGTGGTTCTAAAACCCCGCCAGCCAGAGAATGCCGCTCGCCGTTCCGAACGTCACGGCGATGTAGATAAAGTCGGTCCAATCGACCGGCTCGTCTTCGGCCAGGTGAGCGCGGGATGCCAGATGGTCTAGGCGAGGATGTTCCACCTCGGGGGGATGAACCAAGTGACCATGGTGAGGATCGTAACGCATCTCGTGGGCTCCACGTTTTGACGCATCGAACCCCTGCAACTCGTAAGACGTAATTGTGTTCCACGTCGTCGGGCAGATGGGCAGTGCAGGACGTCGGCCACGGGCGGCTCACGAGACCACAAGCCACAAAACCATCGACGCCGCCGCGATGACGACTATCCAATAGTACCAATCCTGCCAGGTCATAGGTGAGAGCGGACGCACAGCGAGCCGCGCCTCCCGCGCGTGCGCCATTTTACTACCAAGCTGAAGGAAATCCCATGGACCGTAGCAAGTTCTACGCGGCCTTGCGCGCGCGCTCGTCTGGCGTGTTCGGAACGTCGCTCACACAGGGCCAAGTCGACGGCACCGAGCGCATTCTCGACGAGGCACAGCGCCGCGGCACGCCGCTTCGGCACCTCGCTTACATCCTTTCGACCGCCTACCACGAGACGGCGCACACTATGCAGCCGATCCGCGAGCGCGGCGGCGAGAAGTACCTCCGTTCCAAGCGGTACTATCCCTGGGTGGGCGAGGGCCTGGTTCAGGTCACCTGGGAAGAGAACCACCGCAAGTTCGGCGCCACCGCACCGGGCCAGATGATGACCTGGCCGATTGCCCTGCGCGCCATCTTCGACGGCATGACCAAGGGCATGTTCACCGGCAGGAAGCTGGACGACTACATCCGCGGCGACAAGGCCGACACTATGTCGGGGCGCGCCGCATCGTCAACGGCACCGACCGGGACGACGACCTAGCCGGCTACGCCAAGACATTCGAAACAGCGCTTCGTGCTGCCGCCTACATCGGCCAGGCGCCCAAGACGCTCCAGATCCCCGAAGCTAAGCCCACTCCAGCACCCGCGCCTGAGCCCGCGCGCGGCTGGCTGTCCCGCGTCCTCGCCCGGCTCTTCTCGCAGAAGGAAAGATCATGACCCAGCAGCAGAATTTCATCGGCGGCCTTATCGCCGGCAAGGTGCTTGAGACCGTCATCGGTCGGGTGCTCGACAAGGTGGCGGTCAATCCCAAAATCTCACTCGATCCGGCCGACGTGCCCGTCGTGCGCGAGGTGGTGGCCGACACGGTTCGGCGCGAGCTTGAAGCGCGCGAACAGCATTCCACCAACAACGAGCCGGCCTACCAGTCGCGTGTCGCGCAAGGCTCGGTGGCCTCGATCCTTGGTGCCCTGGCATTGATTGCCGAATTGTGGACGAACGGCGTGCCCGATGCGCCGACACTCTATGTCGGGCCGGTGACGATCCTGGCGGGTGCTGTCTGGGCGCTCTATGGCCGCTTCATCGCCAAGAAGCCGCTCGGTGCATGATGGAGGGTGAGATGGATCTGAACGCAAAGCCCGCTGATCGCATGGCAGAACTCCCGGTGAAGACACGGGAGTTTCTTGCGCAACTGCGGGAAGAAGACATCGACACTCTCAACGCTGGCTTGAGGCTCGTCGTCGCAACCATGACGGTCGGTCGTGCCGTCAAATGGGCGATTGTCGGCATCCTCGGCCTGTTCGCAGGCGTCGTGATGTTCGGGGAAAGTGTGCTGAAGATCCTGACATGGTTTAAGCCGCCACCGACTTAG